ACGTTGGCTGTGATGGACGCCAGCTGAGTCTTTAATACTCCACGGACATCGACGGCGATTGATGACGCTGGCACTATTGCACGATTGTTTCGACATCGACGTACGGCTGAAGTAATGAAGACACTCTGTTCAATAAACTTCTGCCCATGCGATATGGCGTGCCGCTAAAGTCCACGCCTTCAATCTGGCCGCCGGCAGCTGTGCGGCTCTGGAAAATTTCAATAGATACGGCGTACATCGCACTCTCGATTGCTGGAGTCGCTGCGTATAGAGTCGCTGCGCCATATCCTGAGAGAGTAGCTGTGCCGCTTGGAATGATTGGACGACGTGTAATGTCTGCATTTGTCACGGCTGCCGTGAAATAGTAATCGGATACCGCGACGACTGTGTGAGTCGCTGCGAATGGTGCTGGAAGTCCGGCCACGACGACCGATTGACCAGCGACGAAATTGTGTGGACGTGATGTGTAGAAGTAAGCGACATTTGCGTCGAGTTTATATTCATCGACTGCGACTTGATTTTGAGTCAAGAGCGGCAGAATTACATTCTCCGCTGAATCGATTATCTGCTCTAGGTATTGATCATTGTAGAGAGATGAACTCACGCCAAGGACGGATCGCAGCTGTGTAGCTGTAATGATTGACGGCATGAGTTCATCCCTTTCTACTGCTCGGCCGCCTTCGGGAGCGACGACGGCCGATGGTTAATGTGTGGCGATTAGCCCTTATTGATACCGAATGCGCCAGCTGCGATTTTTGTCGCGCAAGCACCGAATGAATAGACGCCCACAGTGATGGATCCGTCGGCAGTTGATTCAGCGCGTAGCTGATAATTAGTGCCCTCGTACCATGTATAAGCATCTGGATTGATGACCATGATTGAGTCATCGATGTCTGTTGTCGCGGCTGTGTTAGCTGTGACATATAGATCGAGACCTGCAACGCGACCGCGAAGTGATGTTGGAGTTGCAAGACCTGGTTGATTCATTGGATTCGTTACTTCGTTGTAGATTGGACGTCCGCTGTCGTTTAATGACATCAGATTCGACCATTGTGAAGTATTCACCAAGATATTGCGAGCGAATGGATTAGCAAGACCAGCTGTTGCAGCATAAACGCTTGCAGCACCGCGTCCGATAAATCCGAGAAGCTCTGCAGCTGTTGGATATGTTGTGATGGTTGTTGCGTCAGCTGTTGCGCCGGCGACAAGAATGCCGTTCACATAAGTATCTTGCGCCTTTGCCATAGCTGCCATCATATTTCTGAGGAGCTCGTCATAAAATAATGGCGAAGTTCTCGTCAAAAGCTCCACTGAAAATTTCTGCTGGCCAGCGAATTTTTTGACATCCACTGACAAGAACGCGCTGTTTTGATCTGTATCAGAGAAGATCGCGTCTTCCGCTGCGACTGCAACTGTTGGAGCAGCTGTGATCTTTGGAATTTCAAAAGTCATTCCTGCGTCTGGAAGTCCACCGCGTGAAATTGCTTCGATGCTTGGACGGATTGATGTTGAAAGTCCGTTGATAACTTCTGAAAGCTGACGTGTTGGCACGAGACCAGCATTGTCGGTTGTGTTATCTGCGGCCATGATGTATTGACGTGCATCTTCTGAACCGAGTGCAGCTTGTACTTTGTTTTCAAGATACTTCGCAGCTGTTAGCTCGATGCGTGGCTTTGATGTAAATCCGCCGGATGGCTTTGAGTTGGCTGTAACTGACTGAGCGGCTTCTACCGTCTCCACGGCTGAAGCGTCTGTGACGGTGTTTTCCACTTCGTCTCCTTCTGTTGGTATTGCATCCGGCTCCACGGTGGAGTCAGAATCTTCTTTGGCTTCTTCTTCGCCTTCTGTAGCTGCGACGTCAGAGACTCTTGCAGATCGCACGGCCGGCTCTGTGACAAGTGCGACGCCTGTAAGCTCGCCCATAAGCACGCGCATCGTGCCGTCTTTTTCCATGACATATTCGTCCACTGCTAATTCGATGGAGAATCCGTCGCGGAGTCCATCCATGGCTTCGGCGATTGCATCTGATCCGGCTGTCGTGTTTGAAATTTTGAAACTTGCGTCAATTGAATTCTCATTGAGAGTCATCTCCAGAGTCTTTCCAATTGGACGAGTACGATCGTGTTCAAGATTGAGCTTGACCGGCGATGGTTGAATTGATCCTTTTGCGAAGACGACTTTGCCGGTTGAAGCATTGGCTGGCTCTTCGAATGCAACGATGCGTCCACTGATGATTCGAGTTTCCGAATCCGCAGCTGTAATCGTCATTGGTGTAGTTAGCTTCATAGCAGCATATCCTCTTCTTCTCTTATTTCTTCAACGCTCATCGCGCCGATTCTGTTGAGTATTTCGTACACTTGCGCGCGTTCGTAAGGATTGCCACGCAAGAAGTCATCGAGATCGAATTTTACTTCGTTGCCGAGTGATGTGAAGTCTTGGAATGAAAGACGCTGCTCGATTATGCTCATGTAATTTCTAAAAGCGAAATCGACGAGATCGCGCCTTTTGTCAAGAGCGTTGGAGTATGTGAAGCTCGATTGTTGCGAGTCTGTGAAATATGCCGGAATGCCGCAAGCACGGCTGAGCTCTAAACTGACGTAGTTTCTGCCTTCATTGAGTTGAATTGATTTTGGATCGAAGCCCATTGTCTCCATTGAAACGTCTGCATTCAGATAGACCACGGATTTCTTTCGACGTGCTCCGAATGCTGAAAGTAATTTTGCAACGCGATCAGCTGGCAAAGATGTGCCATTTGATTTGAGAATCATTTGTGGAATTGGATCGATAGCAAAATCCATCGCAGCTTTTTCAAGTGCGACGGCTGCGCGGATTGTTCGACCAGCGCGAGAGAGTAATCCTTCATCGTTTCCAGCAAAGACGACAAGATCATTCGGATCGACGTACATTCCGTCAATAGAATAGAAGTTCACTTCGTATCCCATGCCGTTAGTTGTAATCGTTACGCGCTCCGGTGCAATTCTTTCCATCGCACGAATTTTTCCTGTATCAGCATATCTTTCCATGACGCGAGCAAATGCGTAAGGATGGAAGAAGAGATCTGAAATCATCCAGCTCCAGAATACTGATCCGGCGATTCGTGGATCTGGTTGATTGATGACGCGTGGCTGTGCAACCTTTTCGCCGGTTGCAACGTTGCGTGTCTCCATTGGAAGAGAAGCAATTGTCTGCATCACTGAAAGCGAGCGCGCGACTGTTGGCACACTCATCGCTTCCGCGCGAGTAGCTTGAGCAATTCCAGAGAAGAAGATTGAAGATGTCTCTTGATAATACGGAGCGACGCTTGCAGCTTCGACGTCGCTGATGTTTTCTGGCGCGTTGGTTTTTACCGGTGCAAATCTGTCGAATAATCCCATGCGTGAATTCTAAGTCACGCGGTACACCTAGCCGACCATGATGTCAAGATCCGACTCTGGTCGTGTCGCGAAATGCGTGACCAGTGCAGCTCCTACAGCTGCGCAGACTGTAGCTTGCGAAGCTCGACGACCAATGACCCAGCCGCCGTCTCCATAATTTAATCGCGTCGCTGATAGAATCTGCTTGGATAATTCTGCCTGATTTCGGTGAACGAATCTCTTTGACGTCACACTGCCTAGAAGCTCGTCGCAGCTTTGTGAATACTCACTTCCATCGATAGCCACGATCCGAATTCCGGCTGGCTGAAGTCTTGCGGCCACAGCTGACGAAGTTCTCTTTGAATATGCCACGCACTCCGTCGGATACATCCGCGTATATGGCGCGATGTCATTGGCCACAGCTAAATCGTCGAGATTGATTGGATTCTGCCAAGTGTGCAGAAGCTTGACGAAGAATTTGTCGTCTCCGATTTTCTGAGCGGCCACCAGTGCAGCTGCACGTCTATCCGGTGCGCAGTCGATTGCCATCCATGTCTGCTTCTCCGGATCGAGATCGATCGTCTCATCCGAGCATTCATTCCACTCTTGCGATGGGATAGCACTTGAAATTGTGGCGACCCATCTGCAAAGCACTTCAGTGCGTACCACGTCCGGCGGATCATTGAGCACGGCTTTGAGATTATCGATGTGAATCGTGTGGCCAAGTGACGGATTGCTTTGACGCCATCCATCGATGTTTGCGATGTCATCTGTGTGAGAAGACCATTCGGCGTAGAGAATGTCATCTGCTCCGCCGGCAGCTGCGACCATGCCGCGTTGGCGCAATTGGTTAAGAATGACCGAATGCTGATCTCCGGCATTCGAATAA